TGTCGGCATTTACCCACGGGGAAGCAAATCCACGGTCAGCAGGTATAAGGCTTGCTTCCGGGCGCACTGTTCCGGATACACCGGGCAGCAGGGCGTTAAGGATGGGTATTTTCATGGTGGGGCTGCACAGGATAAGGTCAGGTACCAGCCCCATGGGTACTCCGGCGTCATCCTTAAACCCGGCCATGGCCGCATAGCCTGCGGCAATACCGGCGAGGATTTCAGTGGCGCTGTCACTGTAGTTGCCGGAAAGTACGTTGGCGATCGTGCCGGAGCTGCCGATGGTGCGGGTGGTACCGAGGAAGGCAGCGCCGTCAAAGCACAGGTTAGTTTCACCGTCGTCTAACTGGGAGACCACCATCTCGTTAAAGTGGCGGAGGGCACGGCGGGCAAGGCCCTGTACACGGGGTGCTATAAGGCCGAGCTTGTCGTCTTCCATGGTATCACGGTTAACGGCAATGGTGCCTTCATAGTGTTTGTTGGTGAGCGTGTAATCAAACGCCTTGTAAGATTTGTAGATACGGGTGTCTTTCCATTCCGACATGGTGGGGTTAGCACCCAGCCATGCGTATGTTTCCTTGTCGCTCACGCTGTTAAAGCGTGTGGCCAGTACGTCAAACAGGTTAGGCTCGGCAAAGGCTTCGTCCAAGCTCTGCTTGAAAATGGCCCGGAAGTTGGTCAGCAATGCTGCCAAAAAATCAGTAGTTACAACGGTCATTCTATGACCTCCTTGCTATTTATTTACCTTGCTTGACGTTAGTGGCTGGTTTCGTCGTCGTCCGCAACTACGGTGTGGACGTTCGGGTTAGCATCCGTCTCGTTGTAGCAGCCAAAGTGGTTAGAGACGTTGCCCGTGCCATAGGTTTCACCGCTGGTCTTGATGCCGCAGTTTACGAAGGTTACTTCCATTACTATGGCACCAGTAATGGTAATGCCGCCAACGAGGCGGTAACCCCAAAAGCGTACCCGGTCATCGGTGGATTCGGTAATGTAGTCCACCAAGCCTTCAATGGTATGGCCGTGCCCGGTGGCGTACAGGCGGATGGCATCAGAGGCGGAACCACCACGGTTAACGTCAATAGCCGCATCCGTGGCCGTTTCTGATTCAATGCTTACGTTTTCAAGCATTGCGTTAATACGTTTGGTTACGTTGGTGTTGTTGATTAACAGGCCCACCAGCCCGGTGCCGTGGGAAAGGTTTACATCCCGGATGGTAAATGTCCATGTGCTGGAAGAGGCGGCAGGGTTAACGGATACCGCAAAAGCGGTAACCGCTTCAATGGTTACCGTACCGGGTAACAGCGCCTGCAATGTAACGTTGTTGGCATTTGACCATGTAACGTCTTCGGTATATGTACCGGGGCCGAGGACAATTACATCATTGGCCGCAGCCGCTGCCATGGCCAGTGTAATGGTATTGTACCGTACACCGTTTAAGGTGATTGACTTTTGGCTTATGAGGTTTTCACGCTGGCCAATATCAATCCAGCCGGAAGTGGTGCTTACGTATTCTGCCAGTTTACCGATGTTGATGAAGTTGGTAACGGTTACGTCGTCAAATGTAGCGTCATCTACAAGGTACATTTGGCGGCCCACCATTGCCTGTGTGATACTGGTAGCAGTTAACAGGTACCTGCCCAAAGTCCATACACGGCAGGTCTTAGCGCCCTGTGTAGTGCCCAGTACGTTTTCATAGGCAATGCCCTCAAACTTGTAACCCGCCGTATCCGCCCCGGCAACAAGGTACCCGGCTGCATTGGTGCAAACCATGGCGCCCTTGTATATTTGGGTGGTGGCTTCCACCGGGAAGGACTGAAGCCCGGCATCCTTGCGGGATACCTGTGCATCAGCAGACAGGGCCATGGGTAGGCCCATCACAATGCAAAGGCACAGCACCATTAAGGTGGCCATGCGCATTGCCCATTTATTAAACTTTTTCATGTTTAAACATGCTCCTCATTTACAGATTTTTTGCCACTTAGACGGTGGCGGCGCCCGGCTTGGCTGCATCCGCTGCTTTTACTTTAAGCAGCATTTCATCTGTTACGCCCACCTGTGCGGCTACTTTCTTTTCTGTGGCCGTAATGGTGGCCGCCGTGTTGTTGTTTGCGCTGCCCGCTTCTTTTGTATCGGGGCCGATTACCGGGGCCGCCTCTACAAACGCTGCAAACCCTGCCTTATCTTTAAGGCACATGGCAACGGCGCTGTCCTTCTGCTTGGGGAGCAGCTTTTTGTTGGTAATGGCAGCGTCTACCAGCTTGATTGCCTCATCGTTAAGGTCTTTGGCTTTGCGCTCGTTAAGCTGCTTTTCAGCTTCGGTGCCAGCTTCTGCACGGGCAACCAGTGCAGCAAGCGCTTCAGGTATACTGGCCTTTTCATCCAGCTTTAAAATCCTGCGCAACTCTTTTTCGTCCAAGGTTGCCTCCTTAGTTTTTTTGGTGGCTTCTTCTGCGGGTGCCCCTACCCCGGCGGCCTTTGCCGCTTTATCCAACACGCCCTGTGCTTTGGCCTTTTCCTCGGCGGTTAAATCCGTTTGAGGCAGGCGTGCCAGTGCATTCCTTAAGTGGGGCAGGTCTATTTCCCCTGCCCGGTTCTTATACGGTAAGAACCTTAAGGAACGTGGCACGGTGTTGCCATCAGCGTCTTTTTCCCCGCCCGGTTTAATGTACGCAAAAGCACTATCCGGCAGGTTGTTCATATAGTTAGTATCCCAGTCTGCCAGCAGCATGGTGGTGTCGTCACTGGTACCCGCCACCAATGTTTCTTCTGCCTTGATATGCTGGGTTACTTGCTTGGCTGCTTGCTCACTTAATGCGAGCGTAAAGGCCCCGGTGGCTTGCTCCCTAAGTGCCACGGGCTGCATACCTTCCACAAAGGGCCTGTTGGTAAGGGCCACGGCCAGCAGGGTGGGGCCTATGGCTTTGTTGGTTTCCTTATCCCTGTAATTAAGGGTGAACTCGGGGCTGATAAAGCGGTACTCTTTTTTACGTATCTGGTCAGCCGCCGCCCCTGTCCACTCTACATCACAAAACAGGGCGTTACCTTCCTGCACCACGGTTTTAACCCACCCGGCTGCCGGGGCTACCTGTGCCGGGGTACCCGGTGCGCTCATGTGCTCATAATCCACCACCATTTCCGTGGGTGCCTTGGGCCTGTTTAACTTGAAGTTATTTACCATGGTGGCAAGGTCAGTTAAGGTAATGGTAAATTTGCCGTACACAGGGTGATAAAATACCCCGGTACGTAATACCTGTGTGTGGGTTGTTGCCGCTGTTCCCGGCCCTGTTTCTTCACTAAGGGCAATGTTAAGCGGGGATACGTACCGGGCAACCAGTACGGCCTTAGTATCAGCGGGCAGTGTTTCATCCAGCAAGTCACCCTTGCCGATGTGTACCCCGCCCAGTACAGCAAGATGTTCCACTAAGGCTTTGTGCTCACCTTGCAGGCTGGCCCGGCGCCGCTCACCCAGCTGCGGTGCTGCATATTCTAAATGCAGCTGCGTGTGCTTTGCATAGGCTGTGGCTAAATCCGTAAATTCCATTTGTGCCTTTCCCGTTCCGTTTTGCGCCATTATTATACCACCTTTCATTGCATTACGCAATTTTACTTTACGCTGGGCGTTTCACTGGCAAAGGTATACACCCATACGCAACGGCACCTATCCCGGCCTTCACAGTCCTTGTACGGTGGCTGGTCATCCCAGTTAACCTCGTCCGGCTGCCAGCTTTTACCGTCCTGTTCCCGGCAATAGTTACACGTGTTATCATCCAGCAGGCTGCTGCTGGTAATGTTTACAATTTTATCTTGCAGTTCTGTGGCTTCGTCCTGCCTGCCAAGGTTAAAGGCTTCCGTGGCACTAAACAAGGCAGTGTTGCGCAGTTCGTTATCCGACAAGTTAGCAAGCGCCGCCGTAAGGGCGTTGGCATCCACGTTACCGCCACGGGCCTGCCGCAAGGCCTCCCACGCTAAAGCTGCCCGTAGCTTATTGGCCAGTACACTTGCCATGGCATTGGCACGGGCCTTAATAAGAATCTTGGGCGCTGGTTTGGGTACTGCGGTATCTACAGCCTTAACCCCGGTTTGCTTGGTATATTCCTGTTTTACCTGTTCCTTGCCATAATCATAAATGCCTGTAAGTACCTGCTCAATTTCCCCGGCTATTTCCTTATGGTAAGGTACATCAATGGTGGGTATAGTTTCCAGCTGGCCTTTTTGTATGGCCGTAACTACCCGGTTAACAATCTTGGCTATTTGCTGCCGCTGGTACGGGGCAACGGCGCTAACAAATTTATCAGCCGTACTGGCCAGCATACTGTCAATATCAGCAAAGGCCACGTACTGCTCTGCCCCTTGCAGTTGGCGCCGGGGTTCCCACAGCTTGAGGCTGTGCCCGTGGCCATCCGTAAGCTGCGGGGCCGCTTCCTGTTCCTCGGTGTCTGCTTCCGTGGCAATCTCGGCGGGGCGGGGTGTATGCCGGGCAGGTAAGTGCATCTTGCGGCGCACTTCACTTTCAATATACTCATCCGGCAGTATAATGCCAGCCGTAACCATTTTGGTGAGGGCATCTGCCATTTTGGTTACATCATAGCTGTCAAGGTCACTCACGGTTATTTTGGGGTACCGCTTAACTTCCCAGTTATAATCCACCATTTCCCGTATGGCATAGCGGTTAATAACGTTGCACACGTTTTTGCCCATGGCTTTAAGGGCCATAAGGAAGAAGCTGCTTTGGTCTTCACTTAGGGCAAAGCTACCTGTGCTGCCGCTGCCCAGCGTCATAAACTGGGCCAAAATGCTGCGGGCAATTTGTAGGTCATGGTGCTCAATACTGCCCTTAACATCATGCAGCTGGCCTTGTACACCCAGCAGTTCAAATAGTATATCACTGGGTAGTGATACATACGCCCGCTCGTGCGCCACCAGCCGCTCGCCCACCTGTGCTATTTTGTCCTTTTGTTCCTGTGTAGCACCGGGCGGGTACGTAAACTTGGCCACGCCCATGCCGTGCCGTTCGGCGGCCATGCCGTCAATGGCATACAGGGTGTTTTTATACCACCAGTGCTTGTACGCTGCACGCAGCAAGCTAATACCCATATAGTTGCTACCCTCACGTTCATTGGTAAACACCAGCAACTTACTTACGGGTATATCAACAGGTTCAAACTTGTTATCATTCCAGCACTGCTGCCGTATAAACTCAAGGCCACCCGTGGGGTCAAGGTGCCATTCCATTATGGTGTTGGGCATACGGGGCGCCCACTTGCGCCACATGTAGTAGCCACCATCAAGCACCCATACCTTTTCCATAGGCATAACGCCAAAGGGTAGCATAAGCATGATGTGGTGCAATATATCTTCCCATGTAATGGTCATGTTTTCAAACAGGTTTTCACGCAATGCATCCGCAATATAGTTACCCTGCGCGTCGTTGGTGCCGGGCGCTATATCCCAGTGCGCACTATGGAAGGGTAGTTCACAGGCCAGCAACGCACCCTTTACTTGCCCATCACTGCGGCGCATTTTATCAAAAACGGTGTACCCTTTAGTACCCTGCAAGTCTGTAAGGTACTCCACCGTTTCACTTAATACGCCCGCAAAAATCTGCGTTCCCGTGGCACCAACTTCGTCATTGGTGGGCACTGTTTTGCCCAGCATAACACGGGCCGCTGTGCCAAGTCTTTTAATAATATTATTACTTACCATCTTAAAAATTCCCTCCCTCATGCTTTACATAAGTATGCAAAGGTTAGTTATCCATTAAAGTATTTTGATGCCCCTTAATTTGCATTGTAGTGCGTGTCATCAGTAAATCGTACCTCCCAAGGTAAAATCCTACGCACGGAACTTTTTGAGCCTGTTCTCATCGATTCCAAAGCTAAAACGTTACACGGTAACGTGTGCTTCAAAATCAAGGCACATGGGGCGTACAATATCAAAATTCCCTCCCACGTAACCCGTGTGCAATGGGCTGCGTTTTAAAAGTTTCAGTATCCACCTCACTACCCGCCCACTGTTGGCCCCGCAATGCTTCCAGCACCATCATGCCAACACTAATAACCACATCATTAACCTTGCGCCGGGGATGGTCAAGGCGCCACCCCTGCGGCGTTTGCCTAATAATCGTTTGCTTAAGTTCCTTATCAAGGTCAGGTTCTTCGTAAGTTTTAAGTACCCCGGTGCGCAGGGCTGTAATAAGGGCCTGTGATAAATGGGTTACTCCGGCGCTGAAGTTAAAGGCAACCACATGGTAATAAGGGCTAAGGCGCTGGATTACGTATTCCATTTGCCAAGGGTCAATTACCAGTGTACGGGCGCCAAATGTTTTGGCGCACCACTCAAGGTCATCCTCAACTTCCTGTATAGGTACGTGCTCTTCCGGGGTACCCTGCCATACCCGTATATTATCTATAAATACCTTTTTAACCCATGGGTCATAGTGGCCAACTACCCGGCAAGCTCT